AAACCGATGCTCCCAGAGGATTTCTCCATTTCGAAAGAATGGCGATGTCCACGAAGATGGAAGGTGATTTCGATACTGGCAACATGCGGTTCAAAGCCCGTGAGCGTTACAGCTACGGATACTCTGACCCACGTTGCGTATTTGGATCTCCTGGCGCATAGTGACCGAGATAAGGGGGCGTTAAAGCCCCCTTGTTTTACTGGGGAAAATACAGCCTTAGTGACTGTCCCAGCAGACGCTTACTACGACGCTAGGGCGAAACCTTTGTAAGGAGGTAGTGATGGGTACATCTCGTTTTTCAGGTCCTGTAATGTATTCAGGATCAGGTACAGATACTAGTGGATTGGGCACTTGGTTTAGAAACCTTCCAATTCAATGCAATCCCGATTACATCGTTGAATGGGACGATTTTACTGGTGTTGACATTGATGACACGGATGATTGGACTAAACAGGTCTTAAATTCAGGAACTTTGACTTTACTGGCTGACCATGTGGGCGGCTGGGCGAAGTCTACAGGCGACGGATCGACCGATAATTCCGGTGGATCTCTTCAAGGCAATGAAATTTTCATGGTAGCGTCTGACAAGAAGATATTCTTCGAAGCTACTGTGGCCGTTGCTGATGCTGACGATATGGACATGTTTGTTGGACTGGCCGAGAACGGCACGTTCGCAACAGGCGTTCCTTTTACAGCGAATAACCAGATTGGGTTCCTTCTTGTAGAGGGCGCTGCGGACATCTATGCAAACTGCGATAGTGGCGGTACGGAAACCAAAACCGATACAGGTGTTGATTTTGCGGACGGCGCTGAAAGCGGCTCCACAATTACAAACACACGGCGATTAGGGTTTGTTGCGACTGGAACGGGCAAGGTTGAGTTCTATGTGGACAGAAAACTTGTTACCACTACGACCGCAAATATACCTACTTCCGCATTGACCCCATGGTTCTGTGCAATGTCAGGTACTACCACCGCTGATGCGGCATGGTGCGACTATATACTTGTGGCTGCTCAAAGAACTACAGACGGCATGGTTGAAGCTAAAGATCAGCCGTAAGGAGTAAGTGATGGCAGAAGCTAAGAAAAAAGAGGACTCTAAAAAAGCAGCCTCAGTCTGGAAACCTAAGATTGAAGACCGCTATAAGAAAGAACTGCCACCTGAAGACAGTGCCAAGTATAAAGCGTATGTAATGCAAGGTCTGATCAAACCAAAGAAATAGGAGACAGACATGGCAGATACGGTAACAAATAAGACCATTATAGATGGTCCGCGTGTCTTTGTAGGCTCTTTTGCCTATACATATGTAGATACTGGCGAGTCAGCCGTCAAAAAAGTAGATGTTTCTGCGTTAGCCTCCTATCCAGGAGGCGGCGGGACAACTTGTACAGAGGTCAGATTGAATAAAATATGGTTTTCCACGATAGGATTATCCGTAAAAGTTCTTTTTGACGCCAGTACAGATACTTTGGCAGTGGAGCTTCCCCCTAATTACCAGGGAATGCTGGACTATAGCTCTTTTGGCGGACTGGTGAACAGTGCTTCCAGTCCAACTGGAGATATTATGTTCACCACTGTCGGACACGGCGCGGGTGATACATATAGTATAGTCCTGGAGTGTATTAAAGAGTATTGATTAAAGGCTTTTCTTCATAGGAGACAGATATGGCCACTTCTGGCTCAGTTGATTTCAACTTGGATATGTCAGAAATCACAGAGGAAGCCTTTGAAAGGTGCGGTTTAGAGCTTAGAACAGGATACGATGCAAGGACCGCCAGGCGGTCCTTAAATCTACTGTTTGCTGAGTGGGCAAACCGGGGGCTGAATTTGTGGACGATTGAGCAGGTTACGCAAACGTTGGCTCAATTATCCACCTCTTCCTCTGTTGCAACCTACCCAATAGGCACTATTACCATGACGGTGGGCGCTTCAGGAAGTTTTAGTGTGGGTGAGACTATTACTGGTGGAACCAGTAGTACAACTGCCAGCATTATTACAAAGCCCTCCAGCACAACAATGACTCTAACAGTTCCAAGCGGTGATTTTACTGCTTCAGAAACTATTACAGGATCTTCCAGTGCGGCCACTACTACTGTCACGGCCAACCCTGGTCTCACGGATGTTCAGGCCACTGTTGATATGTTGGAAGTGGTTATTAGAAGGGATGGGGACGATATTTCTGCCAGCAGAATAAATCGTGAGGACTACCTCAACATTCCTACAAAAACAACGCAAGGTCGTCCCACACAGTACTATGTGAACAGGCTTATCACACCTACTGTAACGGTGTGGCCTTCCCCGGAAAATTCTACTGACCAACTCATCTACTATCGTGTAAAACGCCTGGATGACTCAGATGCCGCAACAAACAATGCCCAGGTTCCGTTTAGGTTCCTGCCGTGCCTGGTTGCAGGACTGGCCTACCATATATCAGTCAAAAGAGCCCCGGATAGAATAGGGATCTTGAAGAACATATATGAAGAAGAGTTCCAACGGGCTGCATCAGAAGATGGTGAAAGGACGGCACTAAGACTGGTCCCCACATATACATCGCTGAGGCTCTAAATGGGAGGAAACTACGCTTCCGGAAAACATGCATTAGGTATATCGGATAGATCTGGTAGAACATATCGCCTAAAAGACATGATTAAGGAGTGGAATGGCCTACTGGTAGGTAAGGATGAATATGAGCCCAAGCAGCCCCAGTTGCAGCCCCGGCATACAAAAGCCGACCCGCAAGCACTTAGAATTAGCCGTCCGGACAGGACAGAGCCTCCTGTAGAAGTATTACTAGCCTTTAACTCCTTTGAATCAGGAAGTAGTGGTTCTGCTACGATTACTGTAACTCAGCCAGGGCATGGAAGAAGCACAGGCGATACAGTGCGTTTTAGGGACGTAGAGGCGTTTGATGGTTTTACCGAAGCTGTCTTAGAGGGCAGTACTGGATATACCATTACAAAAGTTAATGATGATTCTTTTACTTTTTCCGCAAGTAGTGGGACGGCAACAACGGGCAGTGTCAAAGGGGGAGGCGGCTTTGCCTCCGCAGGACCTGTAACAGTGAGCGCATAACATGGCATATACATTTACAACTTTAAAGACGGCAATACAGGATTACACCCAGAACGCTGAGACCACGTTTGTAAGCCAGTTGTCGCGTTTTATCATTAATGCGGAAGAAAGAATACTAAAAGAGTGCCAACTGGACGTATTTAGAAAAAACGTACAAGGGTCAGTAAGTACTTCTAATAAGTATTTGACCAAACCTACTGATTTTCTAGCACCTTTTTCGCTTAGTATTATCAGTAGTTCTAGTAATGTGTTCTTGCTATACAAGCATGTCACATTTATACAGGACTATACTCCGAATCCGGCGACGACGGGAGAGCCTATGTACTATGCGGACTGGGACGACACTACATTTATAGTGGCGCCTACTCCTGATAGTGGGTATACGGCGGAATTGCACTACTTCTACCGACCGACATCTATTACGGCGTCGGCTGATGGAACCAGTTGGCTGGGAACTAATGGAGAACTTGCATTGCTGTATGGCTCTTTAGTGGAGGCATACACCTTTATGAAAGGGGACCAGGATCTCATGCAACTCTATAACGCCAGATTTCAGGAATCTTTGCAGTGGCTTAAGAACCTGGGAGAAGGCCAAAACAACCAGGACCAATATCGTTACGACAATGTTAGAAAGGCTGTTCAGTAATAATGCTTAGTCTAAGCGCAACTGTTGGTACACCCGCTGTAGTTACTACAACTAACCGGGGAATGAATGCAGAGGAGTGGGCAGAACTTGCAGTCAAGCGTATTGTCTCTATTTCTGCGGATACTCCGATGCCTTTACGTGAACAGGCGATTGCATACAGGGGACAGATTAAGGCATTGTTAGTAGATTATTTTCAAAAAGTTGCCCGAAGTGAGCGAACAACCATTAAGGCAATTCTTGAGAGAGAGGGATATTCTGACGTAGCCAAAAACATAGAGGACATATAGATGGCAATAACGACAGCAATGTGTACTAGTTTTAAGCAAGAGCTTATGGAAGCGGTACATAATTTTAAAAACTCTGGCGGAAACACCTTTAACGCGGCTCTGTATACGTCAAGTGCCAGTTTAGGAGCATCTACGACCGCCTATACAACCAGTAATGAAGTATCTGGAACGGGCTACACGGCTAAAGGAAATTCTCTAACCCGTGTGGATCCTTCAACCAGCGGCACTACGGCATTGACTGATTTTGCAGATACCACCTGGTCTTCTAGCACCATCACCGCCAGGGGAGCGATGATTTTTAATGATTCTGCCAGTGGAGACCCTTCTGTAGTCATACTGGATTTTGGTGCTGACAAGACATCTACTGCGGGTGATTTTACGATTGCGTTCCCTGCCGCAGATGCCAGTAATGCGATTATAAGGATTGCCTAACCACAATGGCGCTAGTTGTAAAAGATCGTGTTAAGGAAACCTCTACCACTTCTGGTACAGGTACG